AAATCAAGCTGGTACTATTGATGGTACACAAACTGTTGAAAACGGAGTTCTCGCAGGACCCATCACAATACCTGGCACAATTACAGTAACAGGGGTATTAGTCATTGTCTAAAATAGAAGTAAATGAAGTAGTTAAACAAAGTGGTTCTACCCTTACAATAGGAGGACCGGGGACTGCTGTAAATTTAGGATCTGGTGCAACACAGACAGGTTTCGGTAGAACCGGAACTGTAGATTGGTGTACAACTGCAAAAACATCTCCATTCACTGCTGCGTCAGGTGATGGATTTTTTGTAAATACTTCAAGTGGAGCAATCACAATCACTCTTCCAGCTTCACCCTCTGCTGGTGACATTGTAGCATTTAAAGATTACGCAAGCACTTGGCAAAATAATAATGTAACAATTGCAAGAAATGGTTCAAAAATTAATGGAGAATGTGCTTGTGCAACTTTAGAAACACAATCTCAATCAGTAACTTTAATTTATGTTGATGGAACTAAAGGTTGGCAAGATATTCACGACTCAACAAGCAATGTGACTCGTACACAGTTTGTAGCTGCAACAGGTGGAACAATTACTACTTGTGGAGATTTTAAAATACATACATTTACTGCTGATGGATGTTTTCAAGTAACAACTGGAGGAAATCCAGCAGGTTCAGATACAGTTTCTTATATGGTAATAGCTGGAGGAGGAGGTTCAGGAAGATACTATGGTGGTGGTGGCGGTGCTGGTGGATATAGAGAATCTAAAGCAGCGAATGATACTTATACAGCTAGTCCTTTAAATGCAACATCTGGACCAACATATAATTTACCAGTTTCAGCACAAACTTATCCAATAACAGTTGGTGGAGGAGGTGCAACAGGTTGTGGTTCAGCACCATATACAGCAGGTGTTAATGGAGTAAATTCAGTATTTAGTTCTATTACATCAGCAGGAGGTGGAGGAGGAGCAGGCGGTCATACAGTTCACGATCCTGCAAAAGCAGGTGGTTCAGGAGGTGGGGGTCATTATCCATCACCAGCTTCTTCAGGAAGTGAAACTGGAGGTGCAGGTAACACTCCTCCTGTAAGTCCACCACAAGGAACTCCAGGAGTAACAACTCCTGCTCCAGCGTGGGCAGGTGCTGGTGGAGGAGCAACTGCAACAGGAGCTATTAGAGTTGGTGGTGCAGGTGCTACAAGTTCAATAAATGGTACACCAACAGGAAGAGCAGGTGGAGGAGCTGGTGGACCATGTTCAGGTGCAGGTAGTCCTCAAGCAGGTGCTGCAGCTGCTTCTCCTTGTGGATCAGGTGCAAATTACAATACCAGTGCAACCGCTAACACAGGTGGTGGAGGTGGCTCAGATGGTGGTGCAGGTGGATCAGGAATAGTTATAATTAGATATAAATTTCAATGATTGTAAGATATTCTAAATTAATATATAAGGAGTAAGATTATGGCACATTACGCAAAATTAGGAATAAATAGTAAAGTTATAGCAGTACACGTTGTAGCTGACAAAGATTGTCAGAACGCAGATGGTATTGAAGATGAAGAAGTAGGTAGACAATTTTTAGAGAACATCCATAATTGGCCACTTTGGAAAAAAACATCTTATAATACACAAGGTAATAAACATAACTCAGGTGATGACTCTAAAGCATTTAGAGGAAACTATGCTGGTATAGGTATGGTTTATGATGAAGATAATGATATTTTTATTCATAAAAAACCTTATAGTAGTTGGGTTCTAAATACAACAGAAGCTAGATGGCAATCTCCTATAGGTGATGCACCTGAACTTACAGAAGAAGAACAAGATACTCATATCTATGAGTGGAATGAAGATAATCAAAGCTGGGATAAAAACGAAATATAATATTCTTTTATGAAGAAATTGGTGGTATCTGAAATTTCTATTATTTATGGCACAGTAGATAGTCCAAAAGGATTTGAAATAGATCGTAAAAAAATTAAAAACGATATAATAAATTCTTCAGTAACAAATCAAAAATTTAATAACTCTGATTACAAAGTTCCTTTTTCTCAACCTTTACAATGGTTTCAAGATTATATTAGAGATTTTTTTAAAAGTGAACATAATCAAACATTAATACCAAAATTAAATTTTGCATATCTTTTAAATGAAGGTCAAACATCAATTAATCGTAATACTGTTGATTTAGTAGATTTAAAAAACTCGCCTGACTATACACTTCTATATGGTGTGGATATTGAAGATAAAATTGATGTAACAATAGAATATAATGACAACCGTAGGGCGAACAGATCTTGGACTATACCTTTACAAAATAACAAATTTATAATATTCCCAAGTATGCAGAGATTTTTCATTTCTGAAAATAAATCAAAAAAAATACAAACTATTCTTCTTACAACTTATGAATATATCTAATCACTATTGGTATTTTCAATCAGTTATACCTCCAAGAATATGTGACGAGATTGTCAAATATGGTTTAGCATCAAAAAAAAATGAAGTACAAGCATTAACAGGTGGTTTTGGTAGAGATAGAGATTTGAATAAAAACCCTCTTACAAAAAAAGAAGTAGCTGATTTAAAAAAGAAAAGAGATTCAAATATAGTATGGTTAAATGATAGATGGATATATAAAGAAATACAACCTTATGTACATCAAGCAAATGCAAATGCAGGGTGGAATTTTGATTGGGATTGGTCAGAGTCTTGTCAATTTACAATATATAAAAAAAAACAATATTATGATTGGCATTGTGACAGTTGGGATAAACCTTATGTAGAAGAAGGTCCAACAAAAGGTAAAATTAGAAAATTATCAGTAACTGTTTCTTTGACAGATCCACAAGAATATAAAGGTGGTGAATTAGAATTTGATTTTAGAAACGAAGATCCAGATAAAAAACCAAATATAAAAAGTTGTACGGAGATTTTGCCAAAAGGGAGTCTTGTAGTATTTCCTAGTTTTGTTTGGCATAGAGTTAAACCAGTAACCAAAGGAGTAAGGCATAGCTTAGTAATATGGAATCTAGGTTATCCTTTTAAATAATATGATACAAGGTGGAAGTCAACAAAAACCAAAAAATCATGTAGATTTTAAAAGTGAGTTTTATTTTTCTACTCCAATATGGGTAGCACAAGCTCCTATGTTTTTGAAGTCAATGACAAAACTAACGAATAAATACATTAAGAAAGCAGAAAAAAATTTAAAAGAAAATTTAAAAAAAGAACCAAAATGGAAACAAGCTATAGGTGACTTTGGTTTATCCAAACATAGTGAAAGTTTTTCTAATGACCCACAAGCTAAAGAGTTTGTAGATTTTTGTGGTGCTAGAAGTTTTGAATTTTTAGATTGGCAAGGTTTTGATTTAAGAAATCATAGTTTACACTTTACAGAATTTTGGGTTCAAGAGTTTAGCAGAAAAGGTGGTGGTCATCATGATACTCATGTTCATTGGAATCAACACGTTTCAGGTTTTTACTTTTTAAAATGTAGTGAAAAAACATCTGTACCAGTAATACATGATCCTCGTATGGGTGCTAGAATGACAAAGTTACCACAAAAAGATGCTAGTAAAATTACGTTAGCAAGTGAACAAATACATTTTAAAATAGAACCAGGAACTATGTTAATAATTCCAGGATATACACCTCATCAATATGTTGTTGATGCTGGTTTAGAAGATTTTAGATTTATACATTGGAATATAAAAGCTGTNGAAACAAGTATATCNAAAGAAAANAGTATTAAATGAGTTTTNAAAAAAANAAATACTGNGTAATAAAAGAAGCTGTACCAAAACAAATTGCAGAGTTTGTATATAATTATTTNNTNATGAAAAGACAGGTAGCTAGAACTTTATTTGNTACAAGATANATTTCNCCNTTTACAACNGAGTTTGGTGTATGGAATGATGAACAAGTACCTAACACATATTCACATTACTCAGATATAGCTATGGAAACTCTTTTAATTAGAACTTTGCCTGTTATGGAAAAACATACAAAATTGAAATTAAATCCAACTTACTCTTATGCAAGAATATATAAAACAGGAGATATATTACACAGACATAAAGATAGATTTAGTTGTGAAATATCTACAACATTAAATTTAGGCGGAGATCCATGGCCGATACATTTAGAGCCTAAAAAAAATGTAGGTATTCCTAATGGTAAAAAAATAACAGTATCAAGCAATAATAAAGGTATTTCTATAAATCTAAAACCTGGTGATATGCTTGTTTATAAAGGGATGGAATTAGAACATTGGAGAGAAGAATTTCAGGGTGATAATTGCGCACAAGTTTTTTTGCATTATAACGATCAAAGATCAAAAGATGCTGATAAAAATATCTATGATAAACGCAAACATTTAGGACTACCATCTTGGTTCAAAAGATGATAAAAAAAACACGGGGGGAGAGATACCACATACCACCATCTCTCTCTCCGTATTATGATAAAAAAATTAAAACATAATAAGGAGTTGGTATGGACAAAGTTAAAGAACGAATCAAATCGCATGAAGGGTTTAGGGATACTGTGTATTCCGATAGCTTGGGTTTTGCTACTATTGGCTACGGCCATCTTGTATTACCCGACGATCCTTATGTTGAAGGTGTTGTATACCCTAAAAATGATCTTGAAAAAGTTTTTGATAATGATTTTAAAATAGCTTTAAGATCTGCTGAAAGTTTATTAGAGGGTATAGATCATAATGAAGATATTAAAGGTGTAATTGTGGAAATGTGTTTCCAATTAGGAAAACCACGAGTTATGAAATTTAAGAAAATGTGGGAAGGTCTTAAAGAAAAAGATATGCAAAAAATGGCTTCAGAAATGATTGACTCTAATTGGCATAAACAAACTACTAAAAGATGTGAATCATTAGCAGAGATAATAGCAAATACTTATATATAGGAGATAATAAGATGCTAACTAAAAAACAAAAAAAACTTCCTATGGCTTTACAGAAAGCTATTATGAAGAGTAAAAAAAAGAAAAAAAAGAAAGCGAGGAAATAATGCCTTATCATACAGGACACGGTAAAAAGAAGAAAAAAGGTAAAAAGAAGATGGGTTCTAAAAAGAAAAAAAGAAGATAATGGTTAAAGTTGCTTCTATTAAGAATATCATCAAAGATCTAAAACCAAGACAACAAAAGACTATGAGATCACACGCGAAACATCATAGTTTGAAACACATGAGATCCATGGCTAGAGCTATGAAAAAAGGAAGAACATTTGGACAAGCTCATAGATCTGCCATGAGGAGTGTAGGTAAATGAAACCTAAATTATCTTTATTAAAAAGTAAGATAAGAAATAAAAAAAGACTCGGAGCTACGGAGAGAGCTTCAGCTATTGCTAGAGGACTACTTCCAAGAAAATCAGGGAAGTTTAAAGGTAAAAAAGTTAAATCTAAAAAATATGGTGGAAGGGCTTAATGAGTGGATTTACTACTTCTATTTCTATAAAAGAAATGCTAAATAAGTTTCCTATGAGGAAAAGGAGAAAAAGTGGCAAGAAAAAAAAAAAGAAGACTCGTTCCAAAAGATAAAAAGACAGGTATTCCTAAAAAATATCTATCTGGATTGAAAGGATCAAGAAGAACAAGAAGAGCAAGACTAATTAAAAAAGTTTCATCCATTTATAGATCTGGAGGATTCATTCCAAGAGATTTATTAAACAGAAGGACAAAAGCATAATGGCAAGAAAATTTAGACGACCTTTATCAGCGGCGACAAGAGCTACTTTAAGAAGAAAAGCTAAAGCTAAAAAAGGTGTTACATACGGACAATTAGTAAAAGTTTATAGACGAGGCCAAGGTGCATTTCTTGGCGGAGGCAGTAGGAGAGTTCCAATGGCGGCGTGGGCTATGGGAAGAGTTAATAGTTTCCTGCGTGGATCAAGAAAACATGACACTGATTTAAGAAGAAAGCGAAGAAAAAAATAATGGCTAGTCCTTCTCAAAAAAACAAAGAACATTTAATTAGGATAGAAGGAGAGATAGCTTTATTAAAACACGAGATTCAAACAATTCGTGGAAATCATCTTGCACATTTAGATCAAAGAGTATCAAGAATGGAAAAGGTTATGTGGACGATCTGTATGGTTGCCGTAACTCATCTTCTATATACAGTTCTCAATTAGTTGCTTTTATATAAATTTCACTTTATAAGTGTACTATGGCTTATAAAAGGATACTCGTAATCAGCGATATGCACATCCCATACCATCATAAAGACTCATTAGAGTTTTTAAAATGTGTAAAAAAAGAATTTAAACCTGACTTCATTGTTAATATTGGAGATCTTTTAGATTTTCACGCAATCAATATGCACACACACGATCCAGATCTTTATTCACCTGGGCATGAGCTCAATGCTTCAAAAAAATATATAAAAGAATTAGAATCTATATTTCCTAAAATGATTGAAGTAGATAGTAATCATTCTAGTCTTGTTTATAGAAGAGCTGTAAAATTTGGAATGAGCCGTCAATTCTTAAAAGATTATGGAGATTTTCTTGGAACAAAGAAATGGAAATGGATTGATGATTTAACTCTTAAAATGTCAAACGGACAAAAATGTTTTTTTACACATGGTAGATCTGCTGATGTTCTTAAAGTATCGCAAACAATGGGAATGAACGTAACGCAGGGCCACTACCACACGGCGTTCACAATAAAATATTGGGCTAATCCAGATTCTATTTTTTGGGGAATGAATGTAGGATGTTTAATAAATCAGAAATCACTATCAATGAGTTATGCAAAGAATTTTCGTACAAGGTTCATTTTGGGTTGTGGGATAATATTAGAAGGGATTCCACGACTTNTACCCATGGTCTTGAATAATAAAGGAAATTGGATTAAGAAGATAGTATGACCATNAAAAAAGACCCTCCAGAAAGCAAAATAAGAGCTTTTAAGAGGGGTTCANCANTAGATAAGCAGATAGGTGGCTCTCACTACAAAAACGGAAAAATAGAGCCTATTCAGTTGATTGTATCGCATAAGCTTGATTTTATAGATGGCAATATAGTCAAATATGCAGTAAGAAAAAAGAATTACGAATCAGATAGAGAACGATATGAAAAAATTAAACATTATTGTGAATTGGCATTGGAGTTAAAATGTGGTTCACATTAGGTAAATTAGCATTAAAGACGGGAGCTCAGATATATCAAAATAAGAAAAGAGCTCAGGTATTAGAATCAGAAGCTGAAGTAAAATATTTAGAACGAGCTTGTAAAGGAGAAGTAGAATTAAAAAAGATTGAACATAAAAGAATGAGTTCAGATCTTAAAGATGAATTTTGTTTAATTTTACTGAGTTTGCCTTTATTGATTTTAGCATATTCCGTATTTTTTGGAGATCAAGCTTTACAAGAACGAGTAGATTATTTCTTTGAAAAATTTGAAAATCTTCCTTTTTGGTATCAAGGTCTCGTAATCGGTGCCTTTTCAACAATTCTAGGAATCAGGGGAGTCTCAGCTATAAAGAAAAAATAATACTAATTAAATCCATATATGGTAAAACTAAATATGGATAAAGATTATATATTAGTAGATGCTCAATTTTTTTTTGCTCCAATGGATGAATCAGAACCAATGGGAAAAGCAATCTCTATCTCTTTTTTAGATAAATATCCATCCTTCTCACACAAAGAAGAAATCCTACAAAACTTTGAACAAAATGGATTAGTACTTTTAGATTATGAAATTACTTATAGACCACTAAAACAAAATGATGATTTAGCTCCGTATAATGTAACTAAACACTAAAAGATAATAGATCCTAAAATAAATCCTACAACAAAGCAGATCCATTCTCTCCTATAATGTAATTCAAGAGCTTTCCAATCGCTTTTTGTTTTTCCAAAATATAACATTATCCCTCCGATAATTTGTTAAATTCTAAATTCTGTCTTACTTCGCTTTGTAATAACATAATTTTAGTTTTAAGCTTATCCCAATCAACCTTACAATTCAAATGTTTAGTTTTAGCTTGGGATAATTCTTTTGTAAGTTCATCCATAGAAGCATCAGTAATTATAAGAGCTTTTATTTCTTCAGCAGATCTTTTAGTTGCATCAGTTTTAAAATGTAAATATAATTCTGCGTGTTTCTTTTTAACTTTATCTTCCATATCAGTAAGATGAGCATAAGCAGATGTGTAATATTTTGATGATTGATCTAAAAGAGTATTAATCTTTTTTCTATCAAAAGTTAATGCGTCTATATTAGAACTGATCGTTCCACTCATCATCATCTCCCATTGGAATCTTATCATCCATATTATCTAGATCTTGTTTTGTTATAGGTTTTGAATTATCTGGAGCAAAAGATTGAGCTACTCCTGGAATAGATTCATCTACTCTCTTAAATGTACCTAGATTCCCTCTTTTTTGATATGGTCTTTTCATCCTAAATACTTCTATTAATTCAAGATTCTCTCCATATTTAGGTTGTTGGAATGGTTCTTGAATAATATATTCTTTTTTTACAATCCAACCTTGTCTTGCATATTCTTGAATTTGAGGTTGTCTATACCATTCCATAGGCATTTGAGAAGGTTTAAATTTTCTTTTAGTAATAGAACAAGTATATTCTATCTCCGTAAGATTCCTCTCATATTCAGCTATTGGTGCTTTTCTTCCAGTATTCCAGATCTTATTAGATTTACAAGCTACATAAGGATCTTTATTTTTTTTATACATCTCTCTTATTCTCCTTCTTCCATTTTTTTACTTTATCATTAAATTTAAGTTCAAGATTTTCTAAATATCTTGAAGCTTTAAATCCTCTAAATAACGCATCATCTATTTTCAATTTCATCATTGAAACTTCTTTATTAGAATCTTTAGGAACATTTACTATTCCAAGATACGATATTTTAAAGTCCGTTGTTTCTTCTATAAATCTTCTATAAGTTTCTAATTGAATCGCTTGATCTACAAAGAAATCTTTAGAAGTTTTTGTATCTAAAAGAGCCATTTTACCTTTCCAACTCTTTTTAGTTACGATTAGGTCAAGACAACCCGCTACATCATACTTTTTACTATATAGAGGAAGTTCGCTAATTACCATCTCAAACCCAGTTGACTTCCACCACTTAAGCCATTTTGATGTCATAGTTTTTAGCGGTTCACTACTAGGGATAGCGGGTTTCTTGCCCTTCACATAAAGATCTATCCATTCATGCAGATTAGTTCCAATATCTCTTGCATAATCTTCAAGATCATTTGTTTGAAGCTCTACTTTTTTAATTAGATTATTTATTTCATCTATTGGTTTTTTATCATTAATCAGGACATTCTTTAATCCCTCTAAAACCATTTTTCTTTTCCAAAATAATAATCCATTCTTATTTTGATGATTACCTATAATAGTTGTTACACTTGTTTTAGGTTCTCCGTTTACATTATATCTTTTCCCAAAAACTTTAGGATTATAAAGTATATTGTCTCCGTTTTTATTTGTTAACTTTTGACTCATCTTCTACCTCTTTATGTTTAAAAACAGAAAACATCCATTTAAAAGAAAATTTTAAATATTTAGATGTTTTCATTAATTTAGGAGTACTGATTCCATTAGATCCTTTTTCATATTTCTGGATCTGTTGGAATGTTACTCCGATTGCATTTGCGACTTTTGTTTGAGTTTTACCTCTTAACAATCGTACAAATCTTATTCTTGCTCCTATAAGAGAATTTATTATAGATTCATCATTTGGATCTAAATGATGTTTTTCTCTCAATTCAGCGATTCTTCTTTTTACTTCTTTAATATCATTCATAATTATCCTCTAATTCATGACGGAGTGATTTCGTCCGATCATACATTTTCTATAAATATCTGTGTATTGAGTCTCAGCTCTTGGACTCATTATCCAAAAACCTATATTGCCAAAGAATGATGTATTTTTTTCTGCAAACTCTTTACAAAGAATTTTATCGTTAGTTATAAATTCTGCATTTGAATTTTCAAATTTAGATCTGCCGTTTGAATCTATTAACGGATCGTATGAAGCACATCCATTTAATAAAGTCACCAATAACCCTACCACCAAAAGTTTTTTCATTTTTTTCCCTTCTATACTTTTTGATTCTCAAACATCTTGAAAGCTAGAATCTTTTTCTTTTCTTCCAATTTTCTCAACATCTCTTTTACCTTCCTGATCCGATCTGTTGTCTTGAAGTATTGTTGAGATTGTTTGAGGTTTTTTACCGTATTTAGTTGCATATAACCTCTCTATTGTATTTCCGATTTTGAATATCGGAGTATTTGGGTGGAATACCACTCCAAATTTCTTTTTAGCATCTTTGAGTAAATCAAAGTTTTTTGTTCCTAAAATTAATTTAGTCATTTTGCTCCTTTTTTTTTGTTATCCATTCTCAAACATTCTCAAATTCAGGTTGAAAAGTCAATATCAAATATCTTAATAAAATCAAGGTTTTTAGAGGTATGATTCAAGTAAAATTAGAAATTATAGTGATTATTTTGATTGATTCGTATATGATCTTGCTATGATTCGTTTTAAAGGATATAAAGAAAATAAACCCTTAATAGGTTATTTTTTTAGTTATCCTTTAGTTTATATAAACATGACTTGGGTTATTCCCTTAACCCAAGTCGGAAAGGATAAATGCTTAGTAAAAGGATAAAAAGTCTATACGGAAATCTAATAGCAGTTCAGGGCAGATATGTAGATCTCTGCATTAAATTAAAAGAAGATCTCAAACTAGAATATAAGAAAGATTATATGATAGTTGCTCACACTCAATTAGATAAACCCATAAGAACAATCAATATTCCAGATAAATTTAATGGAAAATTAAATGTTCTATATTATTATTACTGGAAACCAGTAGATAAAAATCAGAGTTCATTATGGGAAAATACAGATCTAAAAAAGTAAAAGAATATATGAGATCTGTTGCAGAATTGGGATGTATTTGTTGTGGAAGGACTCCTGAGCTCCATCATCCACGATTTAATGTAGGATTATCTCAAAGAGGAGATGATATGGATGTGATCCCTTTATGTCCTGAACATCATAGATACGGAAAAATATCAATACATTTAGGAAAAAAAGAATTTGTAAAAAGATTTGGAACTGAACAAGAATTATTAGAAAAGGTAAAAAGGATGTTAGATCAATGAAAGTTTTAGTTGCTTGTGAATATTCAGGTATCGTTAGAAATGCTTTTAAAAAAAAAGGGCATGATGCATGGAGTTGCGATATTTTACCTACTGAAAGTCCTGGAAATCATATACAAGACGATATATTAAAACATCTAGATAAAGGTTGGGATTTGATGATTGCACACCCACCTTGCACTCATTTATCTGTAAGTGGTGCTAGATGGTTCACAGAGGGAAAAAAACCTTGGTCATTACAGATAGAAGCATTAGATTTTGTTAGAAAATTATTAAATGCACCTATAAATAAAATAGCATTAGAAAATCCAATAAGTGTTATATCAAGTAAAATAAGAAAACCAAATCAGATTATACAACCTTATCAATTTGGACATAAAGTTAGAAAAACAACTTGTTTATGGTTAAATAATTTACCTAAATTAAAACCAACAAAAATTGTAGAACCTGAAATTATTAAAGTTAAAGATGGAAAAAGTTATAGCAAATTTCATTGGGATACTTGGGGTTTGAATAAAAAAGATAGAGGTAAAGCTAGAAGTAGATTTTTTGAGGGTATTGCTGAAGCTATGGCAGATCAATGGGGAAAAATATGAAATCAGGATATTTCCTCGCTTTTCGTAGTGTTTGGCGACATCCAGCTTTTAAGAATCTAATTGAGTCAGCAATATGGCTATATATTGTTTCAAA